TTCGGTATCCTTGAGGATCGAGAATTCCTTATCGTTATTGTCCAACTGTACGGTCGTGCTGCCAATCGAATACAGTCCCCAGAGTTGCGGGACTTCCTTATAAATTTCGCCGATGCTGAGAACTTTCGGAGAGTAGAAATCCACCGAGCCCGCATGGCCTTCATAGCCATAGCGCCGCGTGCCGCCATCGAACTCGAAGCCGACGAGCGGACGGAATTCATAAACTCGCGGCCGCAGTTCCCGGAAGAATAGCGGAAACTGTTGCTTCGATGTCTCGACAAACTCCGAACCATTCAATGGGAAGGTCTGCGGGCTGGCCGTTAGCGGGAAGGCGACTCCGGAGTTCATCAGATGACTCGATACATGAAGGTGCCGCGATGATTCGCATTGCCGGTGTTTGTCGCAAGGAACTTGATTGCCGCCCGATCGTTGGCGGCATTGGATTCCACGATGGATGTCTGGGCCGGAACCGAAAGGCAGTTTCCGCATCCCGCCGCCTGAATCGTGTCGGAAAAATTCGATGCAATTGGAAGAGAGATTTGCAGTTCGGTCGCCGTGGGCGCCGCGGCAGTCGGAGTGACGTCAACGGTCCAATAGACAACTACCAGATTCCCTGTCCGAACGAACATGCTGGCGAACGGTGTCGATGCGGAGATATTCGTCGTATTGGTCAGCGTCGGCGTATAGGTTAGGCTGACGCTTTTCTCCGTCAATTGAAGCGTGATGGAATACGTAAATGTCTTCGCGCTGACTCCATTATTCAGGAGTTTGACGTTCAGCTTGCCGGTCGCGTCCAGATCCTCATAATCGCAGACGTACCCTTCGTTGAGTTCCGCCGGGCCAGTGCCGTCATCATATTTGGGAGCATACAGATTGCCTTCAAAGTTGCCCGTATCGAAGCAGCGGTCGGCATCGAGCACGGTACTTTTCTTGAACAGCTTCACCCGCGTGTACTCGCCGGAACCCACGACACTGGGCACAATCTTGATTTTCTTGACGATGGCGTTGTTGCCGCCAATCGTCAGGCTCAGTGTCGAGGCCGCCCCGGCGGCAATACTGCCCGTGGTGGCTGTCAGGACTGCTTCATAAAGAGTCGTCGCCATTTACGCCAGTTTCTTTCCCCGCGATTCTTCGCGGAACACCACGCCGCCAATATCCGGGCGGAAGTTTCGAATATCGGTCGCGCCCGAGCGCAGCCGGACATAATAGCCTTCATAGACGGTCGTATCCAGAATGATGAATAGCGGAATCGCGGCGCCCTTCAGCGCCTTCAGGAACGTGATCATCTCATCCCGCACGGTCGTCGTCAGGGTCGCCCATGTCAGATTGAGTTGCACAATATCGGCCAGCCGATCCACGCTCGTTGTCATCAGATCCGTGTCGGATACCCGCTGGCCTGCCTGATAATCCACGGTGGCGCCATAGCGGTAATTGTTGGTAAGCGTTGTCGTCAACCCGACGAGCACTTTACCCACGGAAACATATGTATCCGGATTGGCCGCATCGGAGAAGAATAGCCGCATATAGCGATAGGTCAGCGTCGAGCCATTCCGGTAATACATATCGAACTGGCGCCATGTCATTGCTTGCGAAAAGTCTGCCGTCGCATTCGTTGTGCCCGCCGTCACGGTCACGGTGGCCGCCGAGGTCAGGTTGTGATTGATCAGGATCACGATATTCCAGTTGTGGCTGGCTCCGAAATCGAACAGAATCGTCGGGCCTGTCGAGCCGCCCGCCGACTTCCAGATTTTCGCCAAGGGAACGGATTTGTCATAACGCAGGTTGCTATCGGGAAAGTTCGCATCATTCGAGGTCGCCGTGATGCTCGAGGCCGCCTGCACGAGATCGCCCTCCGTCGAGAGATAGGTAAAATTGCTCATCCGACAGCCCCCTGCAAGGCCGTCACCATGCCGCCCTGATTGGTCTGGAGCGCATCGAGCATTCCCTGCACGATCTGATCCGTCATTCCCGGCATGACATTGCCCTGCACGGTCACATTCACTGTCGTGGAGGCCGCCTTGGCCGCGAGATCAGATCGAATCTGCGCCACGAGCGGATCGAGCGTCGCATGCGCCTGACTGACGACTTTGGCCTGATTGCCACCTTGACTGGCGAACTGCGCCGCGGTCTGATTGAAGGTCGCCCAGATCTGATCGAGATCCGACACCGTGCCGCTGGCCGACACCTGTGCGAGTTGTGCCCCAAAGGGATTCTGGAACTGGCTGACAAATTCATTGGCGGTCTTGCGTCCCTGCCCGATGAAGTGCGCGGCCAGCGCGGCCACAGCAGCCACTCCGGCCCCAATGCCGAGGGTGGCTAGGCCGGAGAGTCCAAAGAGGCCCCCAGCGGCACCGCCCGCCGCGCCTGTGCCTGCATTCGTTGCCGTTCCAACAGCACTGCCGCCACCGCCGGTTATCAATCCGGACAGCTTCGCCCCGAGGCCGCCCAGTGCATTCGTGAGCGGACTCATCAGGCCACTGAGGAAGGCGCTCAACATGCCCTTGGCCGTCGTCTGGGCGATATTGACGAGCGTTGAGAAGTTGAACTTCGCCTTGACGATCATATCCGCAAGGGATTCCGCCACCCGCGTATTGAGATTCTCCATGGCATTCTTCCATGCCTTCGCGGAAGCATCGGCCATCTTCTGTTCCACGGCGACGCGCTTTGTCAGGATTTCCACCTGATTATCGAGATCCGTATGGCGCAAGCCTTCGATTTCATTGAACAGTTTCGCATTCGAGTTGAACGTCTTCCCATTGGCCTCGTCCCATGCATCGTGCGCATGCACCATGGCCTGCGCAATGGTCAGGGCGGCATCGACGGAGGTTTCCGCCAATTTGCTCGTCGCAACTTCCTGCTTCTGGATGCGATCCGTCATCTTGTCGGCTTCATCGGATGTCCGCTGGAATCCGGTCAGCCAGGCATTGACGAACTTTTCGGCATTCGTGACTTGCTCCTTGTAGATTTCGGAATTGGCCTGCCGCCACTTTTCCTCGATCTTCATTTCCTCCTGAATTTCCTTCGCGCTCTTGGCGAAGATGGCCGTCTGTGCTTTGGAGGAAGTCGCCTGATATCCGCCCAACTGCACCATTCCGCGATATGCATCATTGACTTGCTGCGCATATTCCTGCCAGCTCAAGGTGCCTTGCTCAATAGCAATGCCCTGAGAACGCAGCGCCGCGACTTCCTTCAGGATCAGGTTGACGCCAACCTCCTGAATGGCCTGCTTGTCTTTCTGCGCGGAAGCGATATCGCTCCGCAACTTCTCCATGTAGAGCAGTGCCGCCACGGCAGCCGTCACGCCCGCCGTCGCCGCCGCCGCCGCTAGAGTGATGGAGGCAATTCCCGCCGCAATGGCATTGAGTCCAGCGACAACTTTGGGAAAGATAGTGACGACTCCCGCCAGACCCAAGAGGAAACCTCCGACCCCCGTCAGGGCCACGCCCGAGAGCCCAATCGCCCGGGTTAATGCTTCATGCTCCTTAGCGAAATCCTTTGCCGCAATGATCGCATCGCGCAGCGAATGCGAGGTATCCGTCAGTTCGGGAAGCAATGCCGAGGCGACGGCATTCGAGAGGCCCAATACCGCGCCCTCGATTTCCTTGATGGAATCGTTGAAATCATCGGCAGCATGTGCCGTTTTGCCCGACATCTCGAGTCCCAATTCCTGCACCTTGGCCGTCGCGGGAGCCAGTCCTTCGGTTCCGAGCCGGAGCAGCAGTTCATTGAGATCCGAACCGCTGCGCCCGAAGATTTCGACTTCCAGTGCCGTACGCTTCGTCTCATCGTGCATGCTGGCGAATCGCTTGGCGGCATCGAGCAGGATGTCATTCATGGGCCGCATCGCGCCGCTGGCATCCTTAACTTGCACGCCGATGCCTTCAAAGGCCGCCGCATTCTGCACGGCGGTCACGGACATTTTCTTCAGGCCAACCGTCAGGGCATCGAAGGATGTCTCTTCCTGTTCCGCGACATATTTGAGAGCCGAGAGTTGTTCGGTCGTGATGCCGGTCTGGATGGAAACCTTGTTGAGGGTTTCTCCATAATCGGAAGATGCTTTCACCATGCCGGCAAATGCCGTGGTGACGAGCCCGCCGACCACGGTAAATGTTTTGCCGAGATCCTCCGCCGCCACCTTGAGCGGCTTGAGGGTCTTCTCCATTTCCTTGGCTTCTTTTTGCGCGTCCTTCAAACCATTGATGAAGTTGTCGGCCTGGAGGGAGAGATCGACATAGAGGCTGGAGATCGACGGCATTAGAGACTCCTCGCCATTGCCGCGGCGCGTTCATCCAGTGTCGGCTCGATGCTGCCGGCGGTCGCCCGTGTTTCCATCTTGAGGAATGCCATCCATTCACACAATTCCGATGCCGGCATGCGCCGGTACATCTCGAAAAGAGTCATGCCCAACCGGGCGGCGATCATGAAATGAATCAGCCGTTCCGGCCGGGCCGCTAGTTTTTTTCCGCGAGATCGACGGAATCTGTATCGAGGCCATTGAGTTTACGAGCTTCCGCGGCAACCCGCTCAATGGCGGCAGCGGACTTGCCCGTCAGTTCGTCCGCCGTGAAGATCCGAGCCCCAGCTTCATCACACAGTGTCAATGAAGCAAGAACCAGATGATTCTTCAGGGCTTTCGCCCGATCCACCTTCCAATTGTCATCAAGGCTGAAAATACGATATTGCTGCGCTTCTTCCGCTGTCAATTGGCGCAGGCAGACATCGCCGCCCCACTCGGGGACAGCGAGTGTTGTCATCGGTCGGTCGTTGGCGGCCAGGATCTCGTCTTTGGTCAACATAACCTCTCCTCACGCTAGATGGGTTGGCTGACTTCGAACCTTTCGATTCGCGTTGGCGTGTACCCGCGCCAGCCGAACGGGACTTCCAATTAGGACTTGGTGCAGGTGAAGCCGGAACCCGCGCCGAGCTTCAGATTCGCCATGACGAGTTCACCCACGGCGCCAGCCACGGCATCCCATGGGCCGTCGACCATGGCATTGGCGAGGGTGAAGGTATTGTTCGTATTGGCCGCGGAGACGCCCTGGAAGACGGCAGGAAACAATGTCGCCGATCCGACCAGCGGATAAATGGTTTCATTCACGAGCGCCGCATCATAGCGTTGGTAGAATGTCACCTCCGCCGAGAAGTTCAGCAGGCCCGGCTTCTTCGTGTGATAGGTGGCGCCCATCGCGGTATCTTCCAGCGCATCGGGCGCATTGGTGAGTTTTACTGATTTGACGTAGGCCGAGAGGTTTACGCCATTGATCGAAACGAAAGCGGTGGTCAGGACAATCGTACTGGTTGGTGCTGGCATAAATCTCCTTTACTGAATACCGACAATAACGGCGGCTGAAAATGAGGTGAACCCGCCGACGGTGGTCCAATCGACTCTCCAGAATGTATCCGTGATCGCGCCAGCAACGGGCGCCGCATACTGCGAGGTTGCGGCATTGACGCTGGTGAAGGTGATGCGATCCGTGATGGTGGCAAAACTCGTCACGGCGCTGCGCACCTTGATGGTGACATCGGTGCCGACAAAGGCGAACACATGCAGCACGGCATAGAGATTCTGCGTG